TGGTTTGAAGCGTAAGATTGACGAATTGCTAACCGAAAAGAAAACGGTACAGCAAAAGGCTCTTGAAGCAGAAGAACTAGCAAAGATTGAAACGGCTGAAAAGCTAAAGAAGGCAAACGATTATGAGCAGCTATATAACAGCTCTGAATCTGAACGCCAAAAGGCGGCTGATGAGTTAGCAACTTTAAAGGCTAATTTACAGCAGCAGCAGGTAGCAACACAGGCAAGCAAGGTCGCAGGTCAACTGACTAAAGATACCGCTAGAGCTAAGTTGTTATCTGAGCAAATATCCTCTCGTTTATCGTTGGTAGATGGTGAGGTAAGGGTTTTGGACGCTAACGGCAATTTAACCGTTAGTAGTGTTGAAGAATTGACTCAATCAATTAAGACGGAATACCCGTTTCTAGTTGACGGGTCACAAGCTGCTGGGGGTGGCGCAACAGGTGGAAACAGCGGGGCTGGGGATACCAAAACAGTAAGTCGTACAGACTTTGATGCTATGGACGATTACGGTCGTCAAAAGTTTTTCAAAGCTGGCGGCAAAATTATTTAATTATTCTTTTGGAGAACCATTCTAATGGCTAATGTACTAACAAACTTGGCAGCCGATATTTATACTGCCGCAGATACCGTAGGTCGTGAGGCTGTCGGTTTTATTCCTTCTGTAACTATGAACGCAGAAGCAACTCGCGCAGCTAAAGGCGATACTATTCGTGCCGCATTCACTCAAGCTGCTACTGTAAACAATATTTCTGAGCACATGACTATCCCGCAAGGCGATGATCAAACTGTAGATAATGCTGTTATGACTTTAAGCAAGTCACGCGCAGTTCAGATTCCCTACACTGGCGAAGATGTTTTACACTTACGCAATGGCGCTGGCTATGACACTGTTTACGGTGATCAAATCGCTCAAGCTATGCGTGCTTTAACTAACGAGATGGAAGCTGATCTATTCACTGCTGCTTCTACTGGTGCTCGTTATGCTTCTAGTGCTGTAGGTACTTCACCTTTTGCATTCTCTGCTTCTGCTTCTGGCTTATCTGCTGTAGGCGATGCTCGTAAGCAACTTATCGACAGTGGTTGCCCGATGGACGATGTATCTCTTGTGTTAAACACTGCACAAGGCGCAGCATTCCGTCAGGTTCCTTCATTGTTGAACGTAAACCAAGCTGGTTCTGATGCTCTACAGCGTCAAGGCGTTTTGCTTGATGTTTATGGCGTAGCTGTTCGTGAGTCTAGCAAATCTGCTAACCACACTATCGGTACTTTAGGCGGCACTCCACTTACTGACGTTACTGACGCTGCTGGCTCTACTAGCATCGCTGTAAACGGCTCATCTGGCACAATCGTTGCTGGTGACGTTGTTCAGTTTGCTGGTTCAGGTCAGAAGTATGTAGCTCAGTCAGGCTTTGACGGCACTGGTAACATTACTCTTAACGGCTCTGGCTTATCAGACGCAGTTGCTAATGATACTGCTGTTGCAATCGAAGCGACTCACTCTAAGCAGGTTATGTTCCATCGCTCTGCTATTGAGTTAGCTATGCGTGCTCCTGCTTTACCAAATGGCGGTGACGCTGCTGATGACGCTATCGTTATCCAAGACCCACACTCAGGCATTGTTTTCGAGATTCGTACTTATCGCGGATACCGCAAGTCAATGATTGAAGTAGCGGCTACTTGGGGCGTTAAAGCATGGAAAGGTGATTTCATTCAGCAAATCGTTGCTCCATTAGGCTAGTAGTTTTGTAGTGTTTTTGGGCGGCTTACTTGGGTTTCTCTCCCTTTTCCCTTGTAGGTCGTCCATTTTTTTAAGGTGATAAAATGGCATTAACGATAGAAACAGGACAGCAATCAACGACTGCTAACAGTTATGTTACTGTCGCTGGTTATGATGCTTACCTAAACGCTAGATATATTGGCAGAACAGATATTAGTGACGCTCAAGCAGAAGCGTATATTCTGCGAGCGATGGATTATTTTGAACAATTAGAATTTATAGGTATTAAGGCTACGGAGCTACAAGCGTTACAGTTCCCTAGGGCTTATATCAGCATAGATGGTTACGGAGTAGACAGTGACGAGATACCTAAACAGGTAGTTACTGCAATATACGAAATAGCCTATGGTTTCGAGCAAGGTTTCGGAATCAACGACCCTATCGGTAGGGAAGTATCTAAGGAGTCTGTAGGCTCTTTATCAGTAGAGTACAAAGGCTCAAGCGCAGACCGTACTTTGCTCCCTGCGGCTTCCCAGGCGCTTAGAAAGCTAATTAAAAGCCCAGTATCGGTGGTTAGAGTTTAATGGCATACAATTACACGCCATTACAAAAAACGGCAACCGACTTAATAACTAAGTTCGGGCAGGCTGTTACATTTACTAGACGGTCAAACAGCACTTATAACCCTGCTGACGGGACATTCGGTAGCTCAAGCACTAGCACATATACTGCACAGCTAGTTATGCTTGATAAGCCTATAACCGAAGAAGGCGCGTCAAGTATTACAGGCGTTACTAAAAGCGCAATGCAAGAAGTTGAGCAGGAAGCGTTATGCTCATCTACTACTGAGCCAGTTATCGGCGATGCTGCCGAGGTTAATGGTAGAAATTATCGAGTCACTGCTGTAAAAAGAAACCAGCCAGCATCTACCGTTGTTTTTTATGAAATACGGTTAGCTAGTTAAATGAAGAAGGCTCGCTGGGGCGACAGCCAAGTTAAGAAGGGTAGTATAAACGCTGTAATGGACCATTTAGAGAAAAAGATGGACTTACACGCTAGAGGGCTGCTGTTTAGTATCTTTGCCGATACGATTAAAGCAACACCCAGAAAGACTGGTAGGTTAGCTAATAACTGGTTTACTAGCATAGGCGCAGTAGATACTAGCGTAAGAAGTAAAGGCGGCAACCAGTCGGTGAATAATGTTACAGAAATGCTCAATAAAAAATTTGAGCTGGGCGATACGGTATACTTCTCAAATAACCTGCCGTATGCGATGGCTATAGAGTTTGGGCATAGTAAGAAACATGCGCCGAAGGGTATGCTTAGAATATCTGTTAGGAATAATGTATGAGTGTTGATTACGGTCTAATTACAGAAAGCACTACATTAAACGTAGTAGCTGGAGCGCAATCTGATACTCAAAAGAGTTTTAGGAATATACGCATAGCGTTAGAAAGCCAGTTTAATACTGCTGCTGCTCAAGCTAGTATATCTACGAAAGTTTTTGAAAATGTTGAGTTTGACTTAACAAGCCTTTCTAAGAGCACTGCTACTACAGAGCTGCTGAGAGGCACTGTTATACCTGCTGATACTACGATAGCTACACTAGGTGCGACAGGTACAGATTTGAACGAAGGGATATTTCAAATAGATTATTACTGCAAAGTAGGTGTCGGTGGTTATACTGACAAGATCGACACTATTGCAAACCAGTTCCAAAAGAGTACACCGATTAGTGCTGGCGGCACTACGGTGAAAATTAGGAGTGTATCACTAGGCGTAGGGCGCAGAGTAGATGCTTTTTTTGTCAGAAACATAGACGTATCTTATTTTGCGGTCACACCCGCTAGGAGTTAATAATGGCTTTACCTGCTACGGGTCAAATGCAGACCCTTTCATTCAAAGAAGAATCTACTTATGGCACAAGTGCTGGCGGTGCATTCGCTCTAGTCGAGCACAATTCTAATAGCCTGGCATTGGCGATTAATTTTATTGAGGAAGCCACATTGCGCGGCACTCGTGAAGTTAATGAGCTTATCGCTGGTACTCATGCTGTCTCAGGTGAGGTTAGTGCTAACCTTAGCCAACAGGCTTCACATATAACTTTAATTCAAGCTGCTTTACACGATCACTCAGCAGCTAATACTAACCAGTTTAATATAGACGGCACTCGTAAGTCTTATAGCTTTGCTAGAGAATTTAACGACCTTAACGCTGGCGACAGTGCTACCGTTGCTGATGATTGTCAGTTATTTTTAGGTTGTGAAATCAACACTTGCGCGATTAGCGTACCTGCTGACGGTTTTGTAACTGTATCTTATGGCATTGTTGGCTCTACTATGACCAGCCATGATACAAGCCAAGACGGTTCTGCTACTGCGGTAACTGCTAAAGTCCCTTATCGTGGTCAAGACGCTAAAATCGTTATCGAAAACACAGGCGGTAGTAGCTCTACTGGCTCTGTGATCGTTACTCAGTTTGATTTAAATATCGAGAACGGTATCGAGCAGGCTTATGTAGTAGGCGACAACAAAACTGTACAAGGTGCAATCGGTAAGGCGCGTGTAACTGGCTCTTTCAGCGCACACTTCACTAGCGGTGAGCACGTTGCGAGATTTATTAATTCAACTGATACTCGCATTTTGTTACAGTTAGGCACAGGCGCTACTGGTATGTCTTTCGAGTTACCACGATGCCGATTCACTAACACTTCTACAGAAGCTGGCGGTGAAGGTATGATTGAAGTCGCAGTTGAATTTACTGCGTTACAAAGCACTGACGGTGCTACTAGCTGCATCACATTCGATTCAGCGTTATAATATACGCGCCCTTCGGGGCGCAACTTATTCTTGGGAGAGACAAATGAAACTTAATGATATTTATACTGTAGACGATCACGAGCTTGGGGCTGAGGTCAGAATTAAAGACGGTAACGGCAAGCTAACCGCATTATGGATTAAGGTTAAAGGCGCAGACAGCGTAGCCTATCGTAAGCAACTCAAGCTACAGAAGAAAAAATATCAAGAGGCTTTATTACAGAAACGCGACCTTGACGAAGATGACTTTGTTATCGAAGCATTATCTGAAATCATTATAGGGTGGCGTGGTACAGACGAGGAGTATAGCAAAGAGCTATGTGTTGAATTGTTGACCAAAGCGCCATTCGTTCGTGACCAGATTGATGCCTTTATGAGTAATCGGGCAAATTTTACGAAAGCCAAGCGGAAGAAGTCGTAACGTTTGGCAAGTGGGTATTTAGAGCCAATTCTAGGTCGTTAGACGGCAAGACAACCAAGTTAGAGCAGTGGCGAGCCATTGAGCGTATATCGGGTACTACACCTGAGCCGCTGAGGAATATGCCAGAGCTTAAAGATTGGCAAGAGCCTGTCTGGGTAGCCTACAGCAAGATGATTATTAATCTTGATAAGCTAACCCTACAGGATATAAAAGCCTACTCTGACTTGTACGATGAGCCATTTGAGCGTTGGGAAATTGACGCACTACTAGGTATAGACCTTGCGAGGCAGAAAGAATGGCAAACGAAGTAGAAACGCTGATATTCAAAGCTCAGACAAAAGAGCTTAATCAAGCAAAAAAAGACCTTAGAAAGCTCAAAGAAGCCGCTAACGATGCTGGCGATGCTACTGATAGTCTAGGTGGTAAGCAAAAAGGCTTTGGAGCAGCCCTTAAAGCCAACAGAGGGAAGATAGCCGCAGCCGTAGCAGGTTTTACCGCCCTAGCTTATGCCGTCAACAGAGGGCTTAAAGCAGTCGAGGAAGCTGGCGCTAATTTCTCTATCTTAAATGCTCGATTAGTTACTGCTACAGGTAGTACAGCCGCAGCAGCCGCAGCGTTTAAAGACCTTAACGAGTTCGCCCTACAAACTCCCTTCACGCTAGACGAATCTGTTAATGGTTTTGCCAAGCTAGTCAACTTAGGCTTAGAGCCTACGAAAGCGTCCATGACGAGCTTTGCTAATACGTCAGCCGCAATGGGTACGTCTCTTGAGCAGATGATCGAGGCGGTTGCTGATGCTTCTACAATGGAGATGGAGCGCCTTAAAGAGGTCGGTATAAAATCAAGAAAAGAAGGCGACAAGGTAACATTCGCTTTCAGAGGTATCGAGACTACAGTAGAGCAAAGCAGCGCAGCAGTCCTAGCCTACTTAACTGAAATCGGTAACACCACATTCGCTGGTGCAGCTATTGAGCAAACGAAAACGCTCAAAGGCTCAATATCAAACTTAGATCAGGCATTCGGTAACCTAGCTATAGCTGCTGGTGAGGTATCTGGCGCTAACGATATATTCGCCAAATCAAATAATGACTTATCTGATAGTTTGAATGACAAAGAATTCCAAGAGGGCGTGGCTAACCTAACGACCGCATTAGCTAAAATAAAAGCAGGGTTAGTCGGCATAGGAACGTCAGCATTACAGGGTGTAGTAGACTTTATAACTACGACACAGGCAGAAGAAGCCAATAAGCTAGTAACCGCATTGAATGATGCAGAAGATAAGCTAATGAGCTTGTCAAATTTACCGCCAGACCATGCCTGGTATAGACAGGCGTTGCAAAGAGTTACTGATACTGAGCAAGCGATTACAGATTTTAATAATAACCCTGACAATAGAATACAAATACAAGTAGCTGGCTTAACTTCTACTGACGGCTTTAGAGATACTGAAACAGGTACAACAGAAAAACCTACGGAGACAGTAGCCGATGGTATTTCAGAAGGTGCAGAAAAAGAGCTTACAGCTTTCGAGGAAAAGCTAAACGCTGAAAGAAAACTACAAACGGATTTTGCAGAGTGGCTTAAAGGTCAAGAAGAAACAGACCTAGACCGCAAGAAGGCAGCGCATTTAGCAGTGCTTGAGGCAGAGCAAGCTCGTGCAGATGAGCATATTAGAATAGTTACAGAAGAACTTGAAGCAATCGCTGAACTTGAGCAGCAAAAAAGCCTTGAACGATTTGAAATGAAGAAAGAGTTAGACGAAAGCTCCTTCCTACAGCAAGCATCACAAGGCGGTAAGACGCAGAAGTTTTTAGAAAAGGCAGCGAAAAGTGATTTAGATTTAACTAAGCTAACAGGTAAGCAAAAGGCTAAGGTAGCTATCGGTATCGGTGGAGATATTCTAGCTAGTGCTGCACAGAATAGTGAAACAGCGTTTAAGATGCAGAAAGGCTTGAAGATAGCCGAGACTATTCAGAGTACCTACTCATCAGCAACAGGCGCGTATGATGCGTTAGCCGATATACCTATTGTTGGACCAGCTCTAGGTATCGCAGCAGCGGCAGCAGCAGTTATGGCTGGTATGGCTAACGTAAGAGCAATACAAGCTACACAATTTAATAAAGGTGGTTCTGGCGGCGGTGGCGGTAGACCTTCAGTACCTAGATCAACAGGTAGCGGAATATCTGCAAGTAACGCAGCTCAAGCCGCACCGATACAAGCGGCTAATGATGAAGATACTGAAAGTTTAGCTCCTAGCGTAATTAATGTAACAGTTGACGGTACTATTGACCCTAGCGGAGCAAGAGCTATCATAGAGGCTATAAACGAAGCGACCGAAGATGGTCTTGAGATTAACGCACTGGTGGGCACATAATGTCTGGAGCACTTTTACTAGAAAACAAACTGCACCACGAATACTGGCGCAAAAAATCTGGACAAACTACTGTTGTGTCTTTAGAGAATGATGACAACGGTTCTGCGGAAGGTTATCCGTTCGTTAATTGTATAGATGATAGTGGCGCTACTTCGTTTAGAGTTGCCTATCCCAAAAAGGCATTCATTACAATTACATTCCCTGTTGCTACAACTATAAATGGTTTTGCTATTTATGGTCATAATCTGACCCGAAACCAAGGTATTAAGATTTTATACGATACCGATACTTCTGGTAACATTGATACTGATTTTAAGGGCGCTCCATACACTAGCAACACTTACAAGCCAGAAGATAATTTATACTCACCTTTTGGTGCTGTTTTTGATGCCTCTGTATCTGTACGAAGATTAACAATAGAGACTGTAGGTTGGGGCGCTGATAGCTATATTTCTATTTTATCAATGGGGCATTGGCTTACTGACCACGTTGAAATCTCTGCGCCTTTTGTGCCACCTAGCTTTACACCTTATAAAGCGTCAATCAAAAGAAACAACAATGCTAATTATTTGAGTAGTGACGTAAAAAAAGTACCGCAAAAATTAAGTATTAAATTACAGCATTTCAGTGAGGCTGATTTATATACAACTACTGATTCAGCTCAGTATACAAGCATCAACGGTCATTTAAAGACCTATGCGTTTATAGATTATGCTGGTTACTTCTTATCACACTACCCATTTTTCTTTATGTATAATAAGGACGCGGCTGGCTCTAACGCTAATAGGGTATCAGAACAGCAAAAGTTATATTTCTGCACTATAGATGGCAGTTTGAAGCAGCCTAGTTACAGCTCGCCAACCTTATTAAACTGGTCAATTAACGCTATAGGTTATATCGAATGACCACTCCTTTCACGCCTGAGCATTTATCAAGCAGCCTTTACACTTGGCTCGATGGTCAAGACCCTAACGGCAATGACAGGGCTTCCCTGCCGAGCCGTTTCGGTGCTACTTATTGGCGGAATAAAGGCAAGGGAAATGATGCGGAAGCTAGGCTGGGTACTGGGGCAAAAACTAACGCAACCTTACCTAAATACTTAGCGTCAGGTAGTATTGTAAAGCTATCTATAACGACCGCTGGTACAGGATATTCTGTAGGTGGCGCTGATAATGGCGTTATAACAGATTTTGAAGTTCACGATACTACAGGAAGGTCAGACAGGTCTAAAGTTTTACTTAACTTATCTATACTCGGCGGAGCAGTAGTAAGTGTCGCAAGTATAGGTGGCTCACAAGGTTATGCGGTAGGTGATACATTAGTAGAAACAAGCGAC